AGCTGGATCGAGCCCTTCAGTTCGAAATCGCTTTTACACAAAGACACCATACAATATTCAGTTCCAATTGAACCTTTACACCAAGAATCATGACGAGGCTCTTCAGGTTCTGGAACAGATTTTCCCGTACTTCACCCCACAGTACACCCTGTCGATGAAGCCAATGGATGATTTTCCCGACATCATTGACGATATCCCATTGGTACTGAACGCGGTTACCTTTTCGGATGACTACGAAGGCCCCGCAGAGCAACGACGTACGATCATATATACCTTAGATTTCGAGATGAAGATTGACTTCTATGGACCAACCACAGAGTCGAAGGTCATCGAAAAGGCCGACATCGAATTCTTCCTCAACTCGATTCGCGACTCGAATATAGAGGTTTACACCTCGTACTCTACCCTTTCGGTTACAACCGATCCAAGACCAGTGAGTCCAGATTCGGACTTTGATTACGTAACTACTCTCAGCTTGACTCGAGATAGTGGAGCAATATAACATGTCACATGCGGGCGAAGATTATGAAACAGTTCGAAACAACCTCTACACGATGTTGGAAGAGGCTACCGAAGCTCTTGAACTGGCAAAAGAAATTCTCCGAGAATCAGAGCATCCTCGGGCAGTAGAGACGTATTCAAATCTTCTCAACAATGTTGTAAGATTGAATGCACAAATTCTCGATCTTTCAAAAACCCATAAAGAAATCACAGAGAGAAAGTCATACAAAGATGCTGGTGAAGAACAACCAGCGTTGCCTTCTCCTAGTGGGCCAACAAACGTATATATTGGCAATACAGCCGATCTTCAAAATATGCTAAGAGACGCTCGCAGACAAGAAGAGGCTGAAGCGATTGATGTGACTCCAGTAGAAGAATGATTTATCAAGAAACTCACTCAAAATTCGACACATACCTCGGTAACCCCCATGTCAAGCGAGACGGTGTTGAACAATCATACACACAAGAACAAATTATGGAGATCGTTAAGTGTACCAACGATCCCGTTTACTTTTGTAAGAAGTACCTGAAAGTCATTCACCTTGACCGTGGATTGGTTGATTTCGAACTGTATCCATACCAAGAAAGAATGATGAGACATTTTGAACAAGAGCAATTCTCTGTTGTTCTTGCTTGTCGTCAGTCAGGTAAATCCGTTTCGTCTCTTGGTTATTTGCTTTGGAAGGCAATGTTCTACCCTGAAACCAAGATTGGTGTTCTTGCCAACCGTGGCGCAACTGCTCGTGAAATGCTTGCACGTATGACACTTATGTTGGAGAACATCCCATTCTTCCTCCAACCGGGTTGTAAGACACTCAACAAAGGTTCGATTCTTTTTTCAAACAACTCAGAAATTCGAGCTGAATCAACTTCATCGAACTCTATTCGAGGTTTTTCGATGAATCTTATCTACCTTGATGAATTTGCATTCGTCAAGGATGCTGCAACATTCTATACTTCGACCTATCCGGTTATCTCGTCTGGTAAGAATTCTCAGGTGATCATTACCTCTACGGCCAATGGTATGGGTAACATGTTCCACAAAATTTGGGAAGGCGCTCTTCAGGCAACGAATGAATACAAGCCGTTCAGAGTTGATTGGTGGGACGTTCCTGGTCGAGATGAAGCATGGAAAAAGCAGACAATTGCCAACACCTCTCAGCTACAGTTTGACCAAGAATTTGGTAACACGTTTTTCGGTACTGGTGATACCCTCATTGATGGTAACACTCTGATGAACCTAAAATCTCGTGACCCAATGTACGTAAAGGATTCGTGTTACGTTTACGAGGAAGCAAAGGAAGGCCACGAGTATATGATCTGTGCTGATGTGGCCAAAGGTGTTGGTAAAGATTACTCAACATTTTCTGTAATCGATATCACCGAAAAGCCATTCAAGCAAGTGGCGGTGTTCCGCAACAACATGATTTCCCCACTTCTATTCCCAGATGCAATCTACAAGTGGGCCAACGCTTATAACCAAGCATATGTCGTTGTGGAGAATAACGATGCTGGACAAGTTGTTGTCAACGGACTCTATTACGACCTCGAATACGAGAACATGCATGTCGAGTCACTTACAAAGAACAAGCTTGGTGTCTATATGGACCGAAAGGTCAAAAGACTCGGATGTTCTGGATTCAAGGATGTGCTTGAGAATGGTGGACTTGAAATTGTCGATAAGGAAACCATCATCGAGATTTCAAACTTCCAGGCACAGGGTAATTCCTATGCTGCAACAGATGGAAATCATGATGACCTAGTGATGAATTTCGTTATGTTCGGTTATTTCGTCAATACGAACTACTTCCGTAACATGACAGACATTAACCTACGTGAATTCCTCCATCAGCAAAGAATTCGTGAGATTGAGGAAGATGTTCTACCGTTTGGATTCATCGATGATGGAACCGAAGATATCAAGGTTCATGATGATACGATGATGACCAAACGCCAAGGCTGGTCGATAGCCAAAGACTACCAACCAGACACTTGGGAAGATTACAACCATGTCATTGCTGACTGGTAGCAACCCGCATCAGCACCTCTGAGCCGAGCATTCCGGCGAAGACTTTGAGAAGGGCATGAGAAGGAATTTCGACGGTATCGATTGCACTTCCACCTTCCATCTCATTGATACGGATGAATTCAACGGAGTCACCCTTGTCCCGCATGTAAAGGTCACCCTTTGCATCGGTATGAATCAGATCAGCTTCGGTCATTATAGTCCTCTTTCGGTTGCGAGTTGACGATAGCGATCATGGAATTCCATGGTGTCGCCAGTTTCCATGTGGACTTCTACACCCAACATAGCTTGTTCAATGGTCTTGAACCACATTGCTCCAGGGATGCAGTTGCAATGACCTTTCACAACCACAAATCCCTGGCGAATATTCTTCCGGAGTTTCGAGTCCCAGTAACCATAACGGCCAAAGTCTCGCTTGATTTTGATCTGATATTCAGGCACGGCATACCTCATTGATTTTAGGGCAAAGTCCACGCTCGACTGCGTCCATGATTTCACCCTTGGTGTAGGCGTTGATCGAGTCGCCGAGGTTACCATTACGGTCGACCCGGCATGCATACCAGCAGCCAATTGAACGGTCATACCAAAACTCATGGTTGTTACCGTCGGCCCAGAGATCGTAGATTTTCATGCTACACCTTCCATGACAAAAGTTTTCTCGTGGATCACTGCCAAACCACGGGGTTCAGCGATTTCCAGTGCGAAGGAATGGACTTCATCAGGGTTGGTCCATGGCGGAAACTCCATGAAAATTTCGGCGACCATGAAGTCGGGAGTCATGACTTCATAACGACCCGAAATAACCCAGTCACCCGAGAGGGTCCGAGAAATTTCGATGTGTGCGATAGTCGGGGTCATTGATCTTCTCCATTGCTTGTAAGTATAGTATAGTACATCTTAGAGCAAAAGTAAACAACAAAATGCACAAAAGTGATGAATTTGGTCTTGTTATAAATAGCCATAAGTGAACAAACCTTACAATGACTATCTTACCATAACAAGGAATGAGACATGGCCTTTTCAGTACCATCAGAGTCTCCGGCAGTTGTAGTACGTGAAATCGACCTTACGGGTGTTGTCCGTAATGTCACCACAACTACAGGTGCATTCGTCGGCGAATTTCGCTGGGGACCAGTTCTTGAAAGAGTAGACGTGGCTGATGAAGCCCAACTCGCTTCGACATTTGGCGCGCCAACAGACGATTTCGCCGTCGACTACTTTTCCGCAGCAAGCTTTCTGCGATACTCAAGCGATCTTTACGTAACGCGTGTTGTTGATTCCTCAGCAGCCAACGCTTACGTTCTTTCTGAAGGTGCATCTGCTCCGACTGTCAACAACGAAGAGAACTTCGATGAACAGGCAGCAGCACTTGATTCAGATAACCACACATTCATCGGACGTTTCCCAGGTACACTTGGAAACTCGCTCAGTGTCTCAATGCTTCAGGCTGTTGACTCTGCAGATGATCCAGCATTCACTAACTGGACTTATGCTAGTGAATTCGATGGCGCTCCTCTTACATCTTCATTTGCTGATACTCGTTCAGCTTCAAACGATGAAGTCCACCTCGTAGTTGTTGACCAGGACGGTGATTTCACTGGTACTCCAGGTGCAATTCTTGAGCGTTATGCATACCTCTCGGTTGCTTCAAACGCGAAGACCGATGATGGTTCAACCAACTACATCAAAGATGTTGTGAACAACGCATCCGATTATATCTTTATGGTTGGGTTCGATTCTGACGCTACTGCAGCTGGTGCTGGTACAGAGGCTACTTCGGGAGACGATTTCCAGATCGGTACCCCAGCCGCTGTAACCTCAAGCCTTGCATCTGGTGCAAACGGTGGTCAGCCAACAACTGGTCAGGTTCTTATTGGATACGATCTTTACAACGACACTGAAACTGTCCAGATCGATTTCCTGATTGCTCCACAGTCAGTATCTCAGGTTGCCTCAACCACAGTTGTCAACAACCTTGTAACCAAAGCTCAGTCCACCCGTAAGGACTGTGTTGTTGTTGCATCACCACCACGCAATGCGGTTGTGAATAACAATAGCCCAGCTGAAGATGTTGTTCTGGCTGCAAATGCGATGACCAACTCATCGTACCTCATCCTTGACAACAACTTCCTCAAGGTATACGACAAGTACAATGACCGATATGTCTTCATCCCAGCTGCTCCATCGACAGCTGGTATTATGGCAGCATCGGACATCAACACTGCTCCATGGTTCTCTCCAGCGGGTACACGTCGAGGACAATATCTTGGTATCACCTCCCTTGCGTGGTCGCCAAACAAATCGCAGAGAGATACTCTCTACAAGGCTGGCGTCAACCCAATTGCGAATATTCCTGGACAGGGTGTTCTCCTATATGGTGATAAAACCAAACTTCAGCGTCCTTCGGCATTCGACCGAATCAATGTTCGTCGTCTCTTCCTTACAGTAGAAAGAGCGATCGCATCGGCTGCACGACAGGTCCTCTTCGAATTCAACGATGAATTCACCCGAGCCGAGTTTGTAAACATCGTTGAGCCTTTCCTTCGGGAAATCCAGGGTCGACGTGGTATTACCGACTTCCGTGTTGTATGTGATGAGACCAACAACACTCCAGCGGTTGTTGACCGCAACGAGTTCAAGGCCGACATCTTCATCAAGCCAGCACGTTCGATCAACTTCGTTCTTCTTAACTTCGTCGGTGTTCGCACTGGTGTTGACTTCGAAGAAGTTGTTGGTACCGTATAAGGGGATAAACTATGAAAACGTTTCAAGAACTAAGAATCGAAATGCTCGAGAATTCTGAGCAAATCGATGAACTTTCCAAGAAAACCCTTGGCTCTTATGTCAAGAAAGCATCGGATGATATGTACGACAAGGGTGGTCGTGTAGCTTATCATTCAAACAAGGGTAATAAGAGCGATGGTGTTTTTGCAGATGCATCCAAGAAAAAGCATCGTGCAAAAGCCACGGATGCCGAAAGAAAGGCTGCAAATAGATCAACTGGTATTTCCAGAGCTGTAAAGCGTCTTTCAAAAGAAGACACCGAGGTCAATGAACTTTCCAAGAAAACCCTTGGCTCTTATATCAACAAAGCCGCACATGATAAAGCAGCAAATGCTTCAGAACTTGGCAGTGGTAAGATCGATTGGAAAAGAGATCTTAAAAGAACCAGAGGAATCAAAAAAGCCGTAAAGCGTCTTTCAAAAGAAGACACCGAGGTCAATGAACTTTCCTCCAACACTCTTGGTCGTTATGCAAAGAAAGCCCATCGAGTTGCTGACATCGGTAAAAGCTCAGGGGCAGATGCTAAATCGGACAAGAGAGTTGCTGGAGCAAAGCTAGCGGTAAAAAAGCTTGGAGCGAAAGCTGGGGCAAAGGGTGATGCTACCCGAACAGCCAACAATATTCAAAAAAGCACAGACAAAGCAAAAGCGTGGCGCAAGGATAAGTCCGTAGACCGCAATAAGGAATACAGCGCCGCGCAAAAAGGCATCAACCGGCTTTGGGATAAAGCCGCAAACAGAAGAGGTTAATCCATGGTACTTGGAGTAGACGATTTCAAGGCAAAGCTTCGTGGAGGTGGTGCACGCCCGAACCTCTTCAGAGTAAAGCTCAACTTTCCAGCATTCGCTGCAGCCAATGTTGAACTGGCATCTTTCATGTGTAAGAGTGCCCAGCTTCCAGCATCACTCATCGAACCAATCGCTGTACCGTTCCGGGGCCGACAGCTTCAGATTTCTGGAGATCGTACGTTTGAACCTTGGGGCGTAACCATCATCAACGATACCGATTTTGGTGTCCGTGATCCACTTGAGCGTTGGATGAACGCAATCAATGGTCACTCATCAAATACTGGTCTTCCAAATCCAGCGGACTATCAGGCTGACCTTCTTGTAGAGCAGCTTGATCGTGATGAAACGGTTCTAAAGACATACACTTTCCGCGGTGCGTTCCCAACGAATGTTGGAGCTATCGAGCTGTCGTATGATATCACCGGTACAATCGAAGAATTCACATGTGAGTTCGCGATCCAGTACTGGCAGTCAAACACGACCAACTAAGAATACTGAGGGTGTCTGAAAATGGCACCCTTAGTGTCATATACATAATGATGTAAGACAAAATGAGTAACACATGAGCGATACACAATCCACTCCAGGCATGGCAATTGATGTCGAAGCACCAGCCGGCAACGCTCGTAATGGGTTTAAGTTGTTCGGTTTCGAAATCAAGCGAGCCAACAAGGAGAAAGAAAGACAGGCAAAACTCCCATCAATCGTTCCACCGGTTGATGAGGATGGTGTAGGATACCAAACTGCTGCAGGTGCGCACTTTGGTTCTTACATCAATATTGGCGGTGACAACGAGTCGAAGGACAACTTTGCGCTAATCCGCCAATATCGTTCAGTTGCTATGCATCCAGAAGTTGATGAAGCAATTGACAACATCGTCAACGAAGCCGTAACAGCTTCCGAAGACGAATCTTCGGTGGAACTCATCTTGGATGAAGTCAAGTTGGGTAATCCGGTCAAGAAGAAGATCCAGGCAGAGTTCGATGACATCGTTTCGATGCTCAAGTTTAACGAGCTGGGCCACGACATCTTTCGTCGTTGGTACATCGACGGTCGTATCTACCATCATCTTATTGTAGAGAAGGGTCGAGAAAAAGAGGGTATCGTTGATATCCGTCCGATCGATGCTTCCAAGATTCGTAAGGTGAAACAGACAAAGACGAAGAAGGATCCGGAGACCGGAGCGAAGGTTATCGAAGAGGTAAAGGAATTCTTCGTTTACCAAGAAAAGCCTGGCATGAATATGGCCGGTGTGAAGCTTACACAGGATTCTATTTCCTATGTGACTTCGGGTCTTCTTGATGCTGATCGCCGAAAAGTCGTATCATACCTTCACACAGCACTCAAGGCAATCAACCAGCTTCGAATGATGGAAGACTCATTGGTCATCTATCGTCTTGCTCGTGCACCTGAGCGCCGCATCTTCTACATCGATACCGGTTCCCTACCTCGTGGTAAAGCGGAACAGTACATGAAAGACATCATGGCTCGGTACCGCAACAAGATCGTATATGATGCTGAAACTGGTAACATCAAAGATGAACGTAAGTTCCAATCACTTCTTGAAGATTTCTGGCTTCCACGTAGAGAAGGCGGTCGTGGTACCGAGATTGAAACTCTACCAGGTGGTGAAAACCTAGGTCAGATTGATGATATCGTTTACTTCCAGAAAGCCCTTTACAAGGCACTGAAAGTTCCAGTCGGTCGCCTCGATCCAGAAGCAAACCCATTCACTCTTGGTCGTTCCAATGAGATTTCCCGTGATGAACTTCGTTTCCAGAAGTTCATCGATCGCCTGCGTATGCGTTTCTCAGGCCTTTTCCTCAATATCCTTAAGAAGCAGCTTATCCTTAAGGGAATCATTGTTGAGGAAGATTGGAAGGACATTGAGAACAATGTAGTCGTCAACTATATTCGTGACAATTACTTCTCAGAACTCAAAGAAACTGAAATTTGGAGAGAGCGCCTTCAATCTCTTGAGACCATCGAGAATTATGTTGGTACCTATTTCTCAAAGGAATGGGTACAACGCAACATTCTCAAATTCTCCGATGAAGATATCGATGAGATGAAGAAGCAAATGGAAGAAGAGTCTGACGATAATCCAGAAGATGATCCAGCATATCAGCAAGGTTACGAAGCTGGTAAACAAGAAGGAGAAGAATCATCGACTCCTCCACCTGTGACAATTCAAGCTAATCCGACACCACAAGAAAAACCGAAACCACAACCGGAACAATGATTTCCTCTCAAATGTGGAAACATTTCTTTTTATAAATATCAGTAACAAGGATAGAAGGGCATAAAAATGTCAGGAATTGAAAGCATGATCGATAAGATCATGGATAAGAATTACTCCGGCGCAGCAGATGACTTCGCAGCTGAAATGGCTGATCGTGTGACTTCTGCCCTAGACAACGAAAAGGCTACTGTTGCAGCTGAGATCTACGGTGAAGCATATCACGAAGATCCTCTCGAAGGTATGTCTGACGAAGAGATCGAAGAAGTTCTCGAAGGTATGTCTGATGAAGAATTTCAGGAAATGCTTGATGAAGACGGTGTAGATTCACTTGACGAACTTTCTGGTAAAACGCTCGGAAGTTACATGGTTAAGAACCGAGCAAGTCACAAGAAAGCTGAGAAAGATTACGAGGATGCTGTAATCAACAGTGGTGACAAAGTAAATAAAACAAAAGCACGCAAAGCCTCGCGCACTATGCACAAGCGCCGGAAAGGTGAAGAGCGTGCAATTGACAAGCTTCGCGGCTCAGGCTTCGCGAAGGTACACGCTACTTAAATGAAGCTGATTACCGAATATCGGCAAAACGACATTGAAGTCGTTACTGAGGCCAAGAAAGATGGTACTAAGAAGTACGCCATCGAGGGTATTTTTGCCCAGGCCGAAGCTAAGAATCGCAATGGACGTGTTTACCCTAAGCAGATCATGGAGTCTGCTGTAAACAAATACGTCACAGAACAGGTTAAACAGGGTCGTGCTGTTGGTGAACTTAATCACCCTGACGGTCCGGTTGTTAACCTTGACAAAGTTTCACACCTCATCAATGAACTGAAATTTCAGGGAAATGATGTGGTTGGAAAGGCAACCATTCTGGATACTCCGAACGGACAGATTGTAAAAGGTCTCCTGGACGGCGGAGTCAGGCTGGGTGTCTCAACTCGTGGTATGGGTAGCCTCGACCGAAGAGGTGATTCGATGGTGGTGAAAGAGTATATCATGAACACCATTGATATTGTTCAAGACCCCTCAGCGCACGGCGCATTTGTAAACGGCATCATGGAAGGTGTTGACTGGGTTTGGAACAATGGAATCATCGAGCGTCGAGAAATTGAACGAATGGAGACTGAAATTAAGAATGCTGGTCGAACACATTCATCAGATGTACAGATCAGAGAGTTCAAGAATTTCCTCTCGCAGATTGCAAGTAACCTTTAAGGAAGGCATAATCTAATGGCAGATAAAGACTATCACCTCGATGATGATCTTCTCGATGATGTAGAGGAAATGGATGATGATGTCGAAGAGGCACATGATCCAATGAACGCCGAGAAGAAGTCTGTCGACTCTGTTGATAAAGCAGCGAAGACAGGTCCTAGCGCAAAGAAGCGCCCACAGGACAAGACCAATCAGGAAAATGGCGGTAAGCCATACAAAGCTGATAAGGGAATCGTTCGAGAGATGTACGCGAAGATGCAGGAAATGACTGCAGAAGAACTTCGTGCACTTCACTCAGTACTTATGGACGACGAATTTGATGCAGACTCTCTGACAAATGAAGACACAGATGCTCTTGAAGATGTATCATACGATATGTCCGAAGACATCTCAGACCTAGTCGAGTCCGAAGCAACTCTTTCCGAAGAGTTCAAGGGCAAGGCAGCAACCATTATGGAAATGGCAGTGAAGACAAAGCTTCGCTCTGAAATCGCACGTCTTGAAGAAGCGTACGAAGAGCAGATCGAAGAAGGTCTCACCGAAGCCAAGGAAGAAATGGTTGAGATGATCAACAGCTACCTCAACTATGTTGTTGAGAACTGGATGGAAGAAAACGCGGTCGCAATCAACACCGGTCTCCGTACCGAGATTGCAGAAAACTTCATGACCGGCCTTAAGGATCTCTTCGAAGAGTCCTATATTGAGGTTCCGGAAGAGAAGGTTGACCTCGTGGACGACCTTGCAGAAAAGGTCGAGAGCCTTGAAGCCGAGCTTAACGGCATGGTGGAAAGCCACATGACTATGAGCGAAGAACTCGAAGAGTTCAAGCGAGACGCAATTGTTCTCGAATTCGCTGACGACCTTGCTGACACTCAACTCGACAAACTTGCCAAGCTGACCGATGCAGTAGACTTTGATGACGAAGACACTTTCCGTGATCGTGTTTCAACCATCAAGGAAACCTACTTCGGTAAAGGCAAGGATAACACCGCAACCAATAGAACAAACATCCACGAAAGTGCGGATGGTGATGACGATGACGCAGAAGTTATCGAAACCTCAGGTTCTATGTCCCGTTACCTCACTGCGCTCGACAAGACCGCTGTGAAGTCATAATCTAACCCACTCAGGAGAAAGAAAAAAATGCGCCCTGAAATTTCATACGACCGTCTGGTCGAAAAGTGGGCACCAGTTCTGAACGCCGAGTCGGCGGGCCAGATCAAAGGTCTCACACCAACCGAATCGCACCACCGTAAGGTGGTTACCGCGGTCGTCCTCGAGAACACCGAAAAGGCTCTCCAGGAAGATCGTTCGGCAATGGCATTCCTTAACGAAGCCGCGCCAGCGAACAACACCAACTCGGCAGCGAACTGGGACCCGGTTCTTATCGCTCTCGTACGTCGTGCAGCACCTAACCTTATGGCTTATGACATCGCAGGTGTCCAGCCAATGACTGGTCCAACTGGTCTCATCTTCGCGATGAAGGCTCGTTACGACGGTGGTTCAACCTCGAACGCTGAAGCACAGTTCGACGAAGCTCTTACCGGCTTCTCCGGTACCAAGGACGGTACTGGTGCAGACTCTGCAACAGCTGGACCTTCCGGTCTTTCTGGTGTTACCGACTCCAATGGTGACTCCAGCCTAGATAACGATCGTGCGACCGATATCTACGGAACCGGTATGACCACTGACTCTGCGGAAGCACTTGGCGACTCAGCCAACAACGCTTTCCCAGAAATGGGTTTCACCATCGAGCAGTCGACCGTTACCGCCAAGTCTCGTGCCCTCAAGGCAGAGTACTCGGTGGAACTCGCACAGGACCTCCGTGCGATCCACGGTCTCGATGCCGAAACTGAGCTTGCGAACATTCTTTCGACCGAACTCCTTGCAGAGATCAACCGTGAAGTTATTCGTACTGTGAACTCACAGGCGAAGACTGGTGCACTCCAGTCCAACGTCGCAACCAAGGGTATCTTCAACCTTTCAACTGATGCTGACGGTCGTTGGTCTGTTGAAAAGTTCAAGGGTATGCTTGTTCAGCTCGACCGCGAAGCAAACGTAATCGCAAAAGAAACCCGTCGTGGTAAGGGTAACGTTGTTGTCTGCTCGTCAGATGTTGCAACTGCACTCGCTGCTTCTGGTGCTCTTGATTACAGCCCAGCTCTTTCGACCGACCTCCAGGTTGACGATACTGGTAACACCTTTGCTGGTGTTCTTAACGGTAGAATTCGCGTCTACATTGACCCATATGCTGTCGCTGACTATGTCACCGTCGGTTTCAAGGGTTCAAACCCATACGACGCTGGTCTCTTCTACTGCCCATACGTTCCGCTCACCATGATGCGTGCCGTTGGTGAAGACAGCTTCCAGCCAAAGATTGGCTTCAAGACTCGTTACGGTATGGTTTCCAACCCATTCGTTGGTTCCACTCCTGCTAACGGTCTTGCGACTGCGAAGACTAACCAGTATTATCGCATATTCAGAGTCGATAATATCCTTGCTTAAGGGTTGACAATCTCTGAGTCATAAAAAGAGTGGGGATCAAACCCACCAAAACTAAGGGCGGCCGCGGCCGCCCTTTTTCTATGCGAACTCCCAATTTGGGAAGTTGGGTAGCAAGTGGGTTTCATCAAAATATCTTATACCGCAATTCAGAGATTTTTTCCGATTTTTCCAGAAGCATCTTAGCCTCTGGTTTC